ATTTGTTATAGAAATTTCGTTATAATTTATGCTTCCTTCTGCTAAGTATGCACCAATAAACCAGCCGAATAAATGGTCTAGTTTATATTCTTTCGCACCGATAACAACTGTATCTTTTATAAACGAGTTTTCTATATGTTTAGCTACTGGTATTCTCATTCCAACCTTCATATTAGCCCCAACAATTGGAATTACTGATTGTGTATTTTCATCACGAATTAAATGTGAGTGACTTGTAGTTGTTTCAACTATTCTTCCACTTCTGGTTGTAACTTTCATAATTTGACCGTTTACTGGATGCCTACTAACATGTGATATTTTATTCCAGTGTGTCTTTTCATCTTTACTTACACCTATAATATAATATTCTTCTTCTAATGTTTCAAGCAAAGTCTCTATACTATTTTCATGACCAGTATTAAATGTTACATGAGGTAATTCTTTTATTAAATTATCACAAAAATCCCCAATTTCTACTGACATAAAGTTAATGCTATGCGTTGTCTTATTTTTTTGAATTATTTTTATTTTTTCCGAAGACATCAAAGACATTTGAGTTGAGACCTCGCCAATACTTTGACCTGCTATCATTCCAACCATTTCTCCAGGTGTTACAATTGCTCTTTTATAATCAATAGTGATTTTATCTAAAAGCAACGTAAGTGCTGATTTATTAAATCTTTTTACAATTAATAACTCTTTAGGACACAAACTGAAGAAGAACATAGTTTTAAATAATTGAGTTGGTGGAGCATAATAATTTTTTTCCAAATTAGCATAGCATTGCTCGATCATTTGTAATGCTTCTAAAGGGGTAATATCCACAAGTGAAGAAGATGTGAGATTAGTTTGACCTTGAATATTACTAATGATATATGAAAATGCAACAGGTAAATTTACTATACTATCACCTTTATTTTTAAATACGTGTTTTATTATTTCATCACGCATTTTAATCATCATATCAATATATTTTTTAGTTTGTTTAATCATTTCATCATACTGCTTTTTATATCTTGTCATCGTGTTTTTAAGAAATATATTATTCAATGTTTTTACACGATTGTTTTCCTCAGGCAACAAATAATGTGAATAGATATCTTGCATACTCATTGTCACAAGTGAAATAACTTGGTTTTCTACTTTAACTGTATCAATGTTATCCTCTCCATAAGCAAACTGAACGATTTTGTTTTTATTTGTTCTTACTGTCATATCATAACTTACCATAAGGTCTTCTAAACCTTTAATTAATCGTCTTTGAATATAACCTGTTGATGATGTTTTAACAGCAGTATCAATTAAACCAACACGACCACCCATTGCGTGGAAGAACAATTCTTGAGGTGATAGACCATTTATATAAGAATTTTCAACAAATCCACGGGCTCCTGGCGAATCATCATACTTTGTATAATGTGGTAATGTTCTGTGTTCAAAACCATATGGTATGCGTTTGCCATCTACATTTTGTTGTCCTAAACAAGAAATCATAAATGATATGTTTAAATCAGAACCTTTTGAACCAGCAAGAACCATCGTAACAAATCTATTATCTTTTGCTAAACTTTTTAATCCTACTTTACCTGACTCCGATGTTGCTTGATTTAATATATTATTCACTTGTGTTTCAAATTCTTCTACATTTGTTTTTCCCGTATTATTTTCAAAAATACCTATTTGTGTCTGGTCTATTAAATTTTTCACATCATTTTTCTTTTGTGTAATAATTTTTACTATTTCTTCATTTGTTTTTTGATCCGATATTAAATCACTTATTCCTACACTAAACGCAGTTGATTTCATATATTCTGTCACCACATTCTGTAAATCATCTATAAATTTTGCTGAAGCCATATTGCCAAAATCATTACATATTCTTTGAAGAAGACCCTTGGTTCCTGCTCCTAATACTGCCTTATCCATTTGGCCACGAATGTATTTTCCATTTTTTATTTCCAAAATAGCATTTGATGTTTTTGGATCATCTTTATCTTCTTTAAATGCCTTTGTTTTATATTTCATTGATAGCGGTGGCATTATTTGTGTCAATATATCAAAATTTGTTATTCCTTTTTCTGACTCCGCATTTTTTGTTAATTCATTTTCATTTATGCCATTAAACATCATCAATAAATTCATTGCTTCGCGAGGACTAAAACTTATTCCCTCTCTTGTGAATTGATATGAACCAAGCATTGAATCTTGATAAATTCCTATAATTGAAGAATTGTTTGCTGGACTTATTATCTGATATGGAACTGCTGCTAAATTTTTTAATTCTGCTTCTGACTCTGGATCCTGTGGCATATGTAAATTCATTTCCATAAAACCCCTAATGTTTCCAACAGGGTCGGAGTACACCTTGTGCCTTATCAGGTTGGTTAGACCTTCATTTAAGACCCGTAACCGTCTACTCTCTGAACCTTCCCCATGCTTTTACCATAACAAGTTTAGGGGCTTGGCTGCTGATTATCCAATCCTTCACGTTTTTACCATTGGGTTCGTCAATTAAACGAGTTCCTCATTAATGTTTCCAAAAATGAGTGGTAGTGAAGGCTCTAAGGAACTTCCAGCAATTTGGTCACGTTGCCAAATGATTTTTTGTTTAAATATTTTTGTATAATAATCATTTGACTAGGGAGTAACACGCTTTTAACGCTCCCTGTTGAGGACAAAATGATATTACATTTGTCTATCCCCATCGAAATCCGCATTGTACGGCTTTGTGTCCGCAACATTCATTCTAAATGTATCTCCTCGCTTCATAATTCGTGCGATATGGCACATCATACTCATTCTGTGGAGTGTAGGTTGTCTATTAAATAGGACAGCATCGCCATCCATCATATGTCTGTGAACAATATCACCATATTCAAGAACTATTGAATTTCTGTCGGAATAATATCGTAACGTAATGGATTCGCCATTTTGTTTTTCCAACATTTTAGCACCAGGCCAAACATCTGGACCATTTTGAACGAGCTTAGTTAAAAATGCTTTGTTTAATTTATTAACCACGACTGGTTTAGTAATATTCTTAGCAATTTTCATAGGAATACCAAGTTCTTTAATGGATATATTAGGGTCCGCAGTAATAACAGAACGTGCACTAAAATCTACACGTTTTGCCATTAGATTTCCTCTCATTCTACCACCTTTACCATTAAGACGATCTTTTATTGATTTTAAAGGACGACCAGACCTTTGAGCTACAGATGCTACACCTGGTATTTTATTATCTACTTGTGTAGCAATATAATATTGTAATACTGTCGTCCAATCATCAATAACATTTGCGGGAGAATTATTCTGTATTTTGTCTTGAAGTGTTTTGTTAGTTTTTATTATATTAACTAATATGTGACTTAAATCATCTTCAGACCTTTGTTGTGCGTCGTGTTTTACAGATGGTCTTACAGCTGGAGGAGGAACTAACATCGCCTGACAAATCATCCAATCTGGTCTTGAATAAACTGGACTGAACCCCATAAATGATACATCTTCATCTGATATTCTTTTTAAAATTTTTAGTGCCATTTCAGGAGTAATTTTAATTATAATAGGTTCGCCTTCAGCACTTTCATTTTTCCATTCGGCAAATATAGTAGCGAGACCTTCTTTCCTTATTTTATTTGGTTGAAGACAACCACAACCATCATCTGTATCTTCTCCACATCTTTTAATTTTGCTCGCTAATGAAAATACATATTTCCATCTTGCGTCTCCTTGTAATTTTAATGCTTGTTTATATTTTTCTTTGCTAATCAAAAGTTTGCTACACTTGAAACATGTTGACCTCAATATTTTTAAAATAGTACTTAAATATTGAATATAAAATACAGGTCGTGCTAATTCAATATGTCCTGCGTAACCTGGTGTCTGCATATAATCTAAACCATCTGTAGGACAAATTAATCCAGGCTCTAATACTCCCATTCGCGGATCAAATAATCCACCTATTACTGGTTTATTATTTATATAAGTATCTCTACTGGTTATTTCAGCTACAGAGCCTTTTCTTATTTCATCTGGCGACAAAATACTAAATTGAATGCCTATAACTTTTGAATAATTTGTTAACATATTTTGAATACTAGACATCTTTTATATATATAACATAATAGTTTTATATTATTTTGTTAATCAATTTTTTTTAAAAATAAAAAATGAACTAAAATTTAGTGTATTTTAAAAATAATAAAATAAAATATGATTTAAAATTAATATATGTATTATATTAAATATGACACGAGATAATAAAACTAAATTAACAACAAAAAATACAAAAAATGAAAAAAATAAAAAAAATGAAGAGTTAAAAAATAAAAAGAAAAAAAACACTAATTCAGATAGTGATGATGATTATATAAGTGATAGTGAATTTGAAAGTGAAAGCGATGAGATTGACAGCCATGAATATCACAAATTTTTGGCAAAAATATTTCCATCTAAATATATGGATACAAAAGTAAAAGCTACAGAAAAAATAAAAAATATTGTAAATAAAACAAATAGTAAAAAAGAAAATAAAAAAAAAGATAATAAAAAGCAATATAGTAAAAAAGAAGTATCAGACGATGATGAAGAATGGGAAACTGGTAGTTCTTCTGAAGAAGAAAAAACAAAAAAAAGAAAAAAGAAAGTAGAGACTGATAGCGATTATGAAGAGGAAGAAGATGATGATGATGAGGATGATGATGAGGAAGATGAAGATGAGGAAGATGAAGAGGATGATGAAGATGAAGATGAAGATGAAGAGGAAAATAAAGCAACAAATAAAAAAGAAAAATTAAACATTATACTCACAATAGGTGATTTAAATAAAGACTATGACGATTATGATGATGACGATTCTTATTATTCTGATGAGGATGATTCAAGTTATATTACAGAAGATGAAGATGCGTCTATTTTATCTGATGATAGTTCTGAAAAAAGTTTAAAAAATAGCAAACAAAAAACAAAACAATCCAAAAAAGAAACAAAATCAAGTAAAAAAGAAACTAAAGAAAATACAAAAAAAACTAAAGAAAATATAAAAAAAACAAACGAACAAGAAAGAAACGAAGAAGAAACAAACGAACAAGAAAATAATAATAAATCCAATGAAAATAATGAACTAGTTCTTTCAAAATTAAAAGAACTATGTGTTTCTGACAAAAATAATAAAGTTTTACAACAATGTATTAAAGTGTGTGAAGAAAATATAAAACAAACAAAGATAAAAAAGGATAAAAAAGAAAAAAAATATAAAGACAGAAATATGAGAATTTTTAAAAAAATAATAAAAGATAAAAACGCAATGAATGATTATTCATTTTATGAAAAGCTTGATATTGAAAACCAAAAAAAAATAATCAAGGAGTTACGAGAAATAAATAAAATCACACGTATAGAAAAACCATATAGAATTACTTTATTGGAAACGAATATTCCACCACTTTTTAAAGGGGCAGCAATGAAAAAAATTAATTCACTTCGTTATATGGAACCTGGAAGTGGCGAATTTTATAAAATAAAAAACTGGGTTGATACTTTTATGAGAATTCCATTTGAAAATTATAATAAATTACCTGTAAATATTAATGATGGTGTAGAAAAGTGTCACGAATTTATGGAAACAGCAAAGCAAACATTAGATAATGCGGTATATGGATTAAATGATGCTAAAATGCAAATTATGCAGATGTTAGGCCAACTTATTACAAATCCAAACGCAATTGGTTGTGCTATTGCGATACATGGTCCCGCAGGAACAGGAAAAACAAGTATCGTTAAAGAAGGTATAAGTAAAATATTAAATAGACCTTTTGCGTTTATAGCACTTGGTGGTGCGACAGATAGTAGTTTTTTAGAAGGTCATTCATATACATACGAAGGTAGCACTTGGGGAAAAATAGTTCAAATATTAATTGATAGTAAATGTATGAACCCAGTAATATATTTTGACGAGCTTGATAAAATTAGTGATACACCGCGTGGCGAAGAAATAACGGGAATTTTAACTCATTTGACTGACACTTCTCAAAACAATCAGTTTCACGATAAATACTTTTCTGAAATAAATTTTGATTTAAGTAAATGTTTATTTATATTTAGTTATAATGATGAGACCAAAGTTAATCCTATATTAAAAGATAGAATGTATAGAATTCAAACAAAAGGATATAACCAAAAACAAAAAACTACTATAAGTAATAATTATTTGTTACCAAAAATTTGTGAACAAGTTAAATTTGATATTGGTGAAATAGTTATTCCTGATGATTCGGTTCATTATATTATTGATAATTATTGTGATAAAGAAGATGGAGTTAGAAATTTAAAACGTTGTCTTGAAATTATTTATACAAAATTAAATTTGTATCGTTTAATGAAACCTAATACAAATATGTTTGAAGAAGATATGTCATTAAAAGTAGAATTTCCATTTACAGTAACCAAAGAAATAGCAGACAAATTAATTAAAAAGGATAAAAACAATATTTCAGCATTATATAGCATGTATATTTAAAATAATTTAAAAAATATTCATTAATAAAATAAATATAAATATGGACGTTTTGTTTTATTTATCTTTGAAAAAGAGTTATGAAAAAATAAAAAATAATTTAGAAAATATAATTTATTCGTATAACGAGATTAATTATATTTCAACTTCCAATAAAAGTTTTAATAATAAACCAAGTGTTAGTTTTGAAATAAATGATGATTTAATAAATTATAAAAAAAAATTAGAAAATATTTGTTTAACTATAAAAATAATAAATAATTTGTTATTTATTAATTGTGATCACAATTTTATTGAAGATACAATTGACATTACACCTGATAAATCAAAAAGTATCATTTATTGTTCTATATGTGAATGTAGTAAAAATTAATTAATTTTATAAAAAAATTTTACATTTTATAAAATTATGATTTACCAAATAACATTATGATTATGCCACCACATTCCATCGCCTTTTTTAACATCATATAATGAAGCAAATATAGTAGAACGTGATAATGGAATATTACATCTATATTTATCAAGTGGGTGAGGATTTGTTTTTAATTGTGCGGATAATGCCTTTTTACTTATTTTTTGTCTTTGTTGATAAGCAAAATAAGAATAAAACATAACAAATGATACTCTTTTAATAGGTATAATATCTGTATTGGTTTCTTGAAAATCCCATAAATAATTATTACAAATTGATAATCCTGATATATCAGCTAAATCTTCACCAATTCCAATAGAGGCGTCAAATTTTATTCCATCTCTTTCCGCAAATTCTTCATATTGTTTAATTACATCATTTTGAATAGCTTTATATTTCTTTTTATCTTCTGGTGTCCACCAGTCATATAGATTACCATTGTAATCATATTGACTTCCCCAATCATCGAGCGAATGCGACATTTCGTGTGCTATTGTAAATCCAATATGTGCGAGATTATATTCAACACCTCTTTCACCCAAATCAATAAATGGTTTTTGAATATATCCTTGGTTTATATAAATACTATTTTTTGAAGGAGTATAAGACGCATTTACGATATATGCTTGTGTACCTGTCATTTTTACCGGATATTGTGTCCAATCCATTCTAGGAATATCTACTTGTAGTTTTCCATCAAGTTCCACAGATTTTTTATGCCTCCATAACATTATTTTTTCCATATTTTTATATAAAGTATTACTTTCATAATCTAAAATTGGGTCTTCTCTTAGCTCTTTTGGGTTGCCAATAACAAATTTTAGTTTTTTTAATTTTTTTATGGCATATTTTTTTGTTACGGGAGACATCCAAGTATTTTTTTCAACAATTTTAATAAATGCTATTCTTAATTCATTACATAATAAAATAACTAGATCATTTATATTTTTTTTTTGATATTTATCTACATATTGGTTTGTAAAAAATGTATTAAAAGGTATTGACATATATAAAGAGGCACTAACAGCATTACTTTTATTTAATCTTTCTTGTCCTCTTTCTTTTTCACCATAAAATTCAAATATTATTGATTCCCATGCTCGCGTCATACGTGCGACAACTTTTATATATAACCATATCCAATATGTTCTCCACTTTTCACTATCCCAATTTTTAAGTAATAAGTCTGTTCCACATTTTAAATAATTTAAACTTGATGTAATAAAAAAACTTGGTGTTTGTTTAAAACCCAACTCTTTTGAGAATTCTTCCCAGTTAAAGTTATATTTTGTCATTGCCTCATCTTTATATACTCTATTATAAAGTTTTTCTTCTTTACTAGTAAGATCTGTGCAACCAAAAGAATTAAAAATCTCAACTTCAATATTATATATATCTTCAGTATTAAAATTATGATTATCTCCAAAAACTTTTTTAAATAATTTTTTCACAAAAACATCAAATTGTTGTCTCACTTTAGCTTTATATTTTATATCAGTGCCATCATCATAATATACTGACATATCTAATATAGATAATTGAGGACCATTTACAAAAGACCTAAAAACGTGAGGGGATTTATCGTCGGGAAACGTAGACCAAGTAAAAGGACAACCACCAGTTGGTATTATTTCATTTTCATTAATATACGCAAGTAATTTCCATACGCCATTTTTATCTGCTCTTATTTCATCAATTTTAATGACTATCTCTTTAATAATATTGTTGCTTGTAGTTACTGAATCCATATTAATAACAGAATTGTAAAAATTTTTTAATTCGTGAGATAACTTATCATTATGTGATTTAATATAGTCTAATGTTATTTCATTTAATTGTCCATAAACTTTGTCTTGAACTAATCTGAAGTCATCAATTTGAGTAATATATTTTTGTTCTTCTTTTAAAGTTACTTGTTGTAACCAAACATAATTAATATAAGTATAAAAATCATTTTGTGGAGTAATATGTTTGGGTGACACCAATCTTGCTAATCCTTTTTTAAAAAAATCTATGGTTTTTTGTCTTGAAAGAGAACTTTTATTTTTTGAAAAGTCTAACTCAAATGGTTTTAATCCCGCAGTACAAGTTTTTTCATAATCTGCGTCTTTTTCAGTATGTATATTATTAGAATCTCTTTTTTTGTTTTTCAATGTTTTGCTGGCATTCTTACTTTTCTTATGCTTAATACTTTTAATCATATATAATATATTATTATAAAATATTATATTATATTTTAATATTCAGAATAAGGCACATTGTTACCACCTCTTGTAATTAAATAATTGTATTGTTTTGTTGTCATACACGCACATCCCATACTATTTGAATAAGTATTTGGACAACATTCAGGTGTGAAAGGTGTATTGGCGAACATTAACAATTGGCCTTCTGGTAAAGGAACTGGTTGAGATGGTCTATCCAATATTTCTTTTACGCCTTTGGATAAAGGTTCTCCAGGCACAACTACCAAATCTTGCATATGCCACGACGAAGTATTAACAGGAGTATCGTAACTTAAACCATATTTGGAAGATTCTCCGAAATTTGTATTTGCTGGAGTGAAACCTTCTTTTTTGGTGGATAAATTTTTAATATTTTTTTTCATAGTGGTTAGTCCTTCCATTATATTATTATAATGGCAACAACTACCAACGGCATGTCCCACTAAAATTAAATATATAACGCCAATTAAAATAATAACTTCAAGACTAATCTTATATCCTAATATTGAGATATCCATATTATACATAATTAACAGATAATATTTTTGTTTTATTTTTGGCTAAAAATATATCAATAGAAGCATTATAATGATGAAATTTTATGCCTTCAATATAAAAGGATTTTTTGTCTGTTAATAAATGATATAATTTATCTTCTTTTTTATTTATGATTTTTTTGTGTATATTATCTAAATTTATTGTACTTATAAAATTATTTTTTTCATTATCTATAATTAAATTGGGGCTTCCTTCAATAAATACATTTTTTCCTAAATAATATTCATACTGGTTAACTAAATCTTTTCCATTTATTTCAACTACGCCGTATATTTTTTCTCCATTTTCTAAAATATCTCCAATCAATATATCCTTTATAGCCTTGTTAGTGCCTTTTTTTAAGCTAATTAAAGTTTTTCCAAAAAATCCTCCATCCAATTTTTTATTTATATCTTCTCTATTAATTTTTAAATTTAAAATATCATCTTCAAATACTTCATCCCAATCAGAAAATAATATTTCATTTACATAAATTATTTTTTGTTTTGTATTTAAACAATATAAATATGGTTCGGTATACGAAGATATCTTTATAGCTTGTGGATGAGAAGAAACATTTATCCAATTATTTAAGTATTTTACAAAATGAGAATCTGAAACTATTACGCCATTTAAATTATACATATATGAACCTGTGGTTTCTACTTTAATTTTAGCGGTTACTTCATTATTATACATTAGTTTGTCTCCAATATTTATATTTATAATTTTTTTCTTCGTTCCATCATTCATTTCAATAAGTGTATTTTTATCAAAACATTTTACGCTTGGAATAGAAAGAGTTGGAACAGATAAACTTGTTTGAACTTTAAGAACATCAACCAAAAATACTATTATTATTATCATAGGTATTGATATTGCCACAAAAACGGCAGTCATAGATATAGCCGCACCCCATGTAAATGGTAATATCCATAAAATCGCAATAGTTACAGCTAATGCTATTAAAATGATTATAATAAGTTGTGCGATTGCTCCCATTAATGATTTTAAGGCATAATAAGAACCTAACAATGTAAACAAAGAAGCTGTCATAGTTCCTTGAACTTTACCAATTACATCTTTCATGCTTATAATAATTTGTTGTAACGGAATCATAATATTCATAAGTCTCCCCATAATTTCTTTTACAATAGTTTCAAAAAATGTTCTTAATTTATCAAATACTGCTCTTATACTATTGATTGAACTTGACATTTCATTTAAAGAATTTGATATTACATTTGTAATATAAGTAATGGGTTCAACCATAGTTCCTGTTATACTTGACAAGATTTGCTGAGAGCAAAAATTAAAATTTTGAATAGTAAAATCATTAAATGACATATTTGATGGTTTATTTATAAATCCCGCAAATGGAATATTATACATTTTACATCTTTCAGTGGCCCAATTATTTTTTATGGGCTCTATATTTATAATTACATAACAATACAAACATAACAATAATAATATTAATGTTATAATGACAAGTGATATTACAGACCCGCCATATTGATCAAAATATGTTAAATTTTCATATTGTTTCATGATATCTTTTAGTCCTTTGACGTTATCCATATATAGTAAATGGATAATATTCATCTAAAAACAATTTTATAATTATTATTTTTTTATGAAATGGTCTTCCCAATCCCAAAATGTTTGATTTCCTATTTGTATTTTGTGGTCACTTGTAATAAAGCAACTAAACCAATCAAGTATTATATCTGTTTTGATAGCCCAAGGAGCGTTTTTTACTTTTATAAATTTATTTTGCATTTTATCAAATACTAAATGTGAACCTGTTACATAAATATCTTCATTATTAACTCCAGAATTTTTTATTATATATAATGGTTCAGGGTTTGTTTTATTATTTATTTGCATTACCGATTCTACTATACTACCATTTTGTAAAACATCCCCTAAATTAATATCCTTCATAAAAACGACGTTTCCATTAAGTAATTTAATTTTATTTAATGGATTAAAACATTTTCCTAATGCTCTAACCATTTGTCCTGAAGGTCCATTCCATGCACTTTCCATAGTTTTTATACTTCCGTCCATAACATACATAATAGTTACAAGAATGCCTATAGTTTGTCCCATTAAATTTTTAATTCCAATAATAATTTTCTGAAATTCAATTATTAAATTTAAAAATACTCCAAAAACAGATTCTACCGCTGCTGCTGAAAATGTTCGTATTTTGTCAAACATTGCTCTTACTGAATTTATTTCAGTTAACATACTTGACATATTATTAGTAATTGAGCTGGTTAAGAATGTTAAAGGCTCAAGTAAATAGCCCATAAAATTAGTTTGCATAGATTGAATACAAAAAACGAAATTACTTTGAATATCATCTGCTAAAGGCATGTATATTGGATTACAACGATATAAAGGCCAATTAGATTTGATTTCAGCGAGTTGTGAAGAATAAAAAATCATAAATATATTAACAATAAATGCTAAATTTACAACTAAAAATAAAAAATATGTTTTTCCAGAAGGCATAACTTATATTATTAATTTAGACATTTAATTCTATTAGTTTATTTATAATTATTTTTTTAATTATAAATATAAAAAATATGTTTGATTTTATAAAAAAAGCTCAACACCCTTCAAGAGAAAAAAAAATAGAACTATATGAAAATATGTATTTACCTGTGAATGTTGATAAAAAAACAATTTTTAATAAAAACATGAATTATTATGTTTGTAGTTTTGGAGGTTGTGGTTCAACTATGTTATTCAAATATTTATCAAATTTTGGCAATGTTTATCATATTCACGATAGATATCCACCAGATAAATTAAAATATGTTGGAAATGTTAATACTGATAAAGAAGTATATAGTGAATGGTTTAATAATGTTGATATTGATGAAAATATGGTAAATAATTATAAAGTAATATATATTTATAGAAATCCGTTAAAAGTTATATATAGTAGATTTGTAAGTAAATATGGACCAAATGTAGAACACTTAAAACATATAATGTGCGATAATGACGGCAATATACATTTAGGTGATGTTTTAAGCAGAAATAAAGATTTATATAAAATAGAAGACTTTTTTGATAATTATACACAAAAAAAAGAAAGAAATTATAAAATATATTGTGTAAAATACGAGTTGTTTTGGGATAACATTGCCTTATTTAATAGTATAATTGGTATTCCTAATATAAAACAACTATATCCAATTAGGCATGAAACAAATAAAAAAATTCATTATATAAACAAATTATATTCAATTTATTATTCTCTTATAAACAAAATGAATAAAATGAAATTTATAGAAGTAATTTAATGTTTTTTATTTGTTGTTCTATTTTTCGTTGTTCTATTTTTCGTTGTTCTATTTTTCGTTGTTCTATTTTTTATTTTTTTGTTATTCGTTTTTCTATTTTTCGTTGTTCTATTTTTTATTTTTTTGTTATTTGTTTTTCTATTTTTCGTTGTTCTATTTTTTGTTGTTCTACGTTTTCCTCCAC